AAGATTAAGAAAAACGTATACATGCCTAAACTTGATTACACAGAATACCTTAAAAAACTGCTTGTTGCATGTGTAGTGTACCCTAACTTAAATAACAAGGAATTACAGGACAGTTACGCAGTAATGACTGCAGAGGAGCTCCTATCCGCTATGCTTTTACCAGGTGAGTATAACGCTTTAGCAGAAAAAGTACAGGAGATATGCGGTTTTGATAAAGATATCATGGAAGAAAAAATCGAAGAAGCAAAAAACTGATAGAGGAGGATGCAATGGCGGGGTATGCACATTACGCCCTCCACAAGCTTAAGATAATGCCGGGCGATTTTGCAGAGCTCGGACTAGAAGAAAAAGCATTTATCATAGCAAGCATAAGATTGAAAATTGAAAATGAGAAGAAGGAAATGCAGAAAATGAAGTCCAGAGCAAGGAGGTGATGCTGATGGCAACAATAAGTTCGTCAATACAAATGATGGACAGACTGACTGCTCCTGTGCTTAAGATGGCAAGTGCCATGAGCAGTCTTGTAACCACTATGGAAGCGGCGGACAATAAAAAGATAGACCCAAAGGGGTTAGATTCAATGAAAGATAACATAGCAAGGGCTAACGCAGAACTGCAGAATCTGCAGACAGAACTTGCAGGAGCGGGGGCACAGACACAGCAGAATACGGCAAAACAGCAACAGTGGAACAGTTCGATGCACGGCGGAGGTAAAGCCATGAATGGCCTGATAAACAAGCTGAAGACTGCCGTAGGACTATACGCACTTGTCAACGGTGCGAAAAAACTGATCGGAATATCAGATGAAGTCATGACAATAGATGCAAGGCTTAATCTTATAACAAATACATCAGCACAGAAAAATAATCTGAAAAACGCGGCATATCAAATGGCACAGGAAGCAAGAGTCCCGCTAAACAGTTTTACAAACGATGTGGCCAAGCTCGGAATCCTTGCCGGAAAAAGATTTTCAAATAATGCCGAAATAATACAGTTCATGGGTAACGCAACAAAAGCATTTAAAGTGGCAGGAACTTCCGCATCTGAAACTGCGGGAGCAATGACCCAGCTTAACCAGGCACTTGCATCAGGAGTATTGCAGGGAGATGAGTTTAGGAGTATCAGGGAAAATGCTCCTCTTATCACTCAAGCGATAGCAAAAGAAATGGGCGTGTCTCAAGACCACCTTAAAAAATTGGCATCAGAAGGGAAAATAACTGCAGACGTAGTAAGAAGAGCAGTACTGGGAATGACTGATGATATCAACAGAGACTTTTCTAAACTACCTATGACCTGGGGCGAAGTTTGGGTAAAAGCAGGAAACTTTGCATTAAGGGCATTTGACCCTCTGCTTAGAATGATTAATCAGGTAGCGAACAGCCAGAAATTTAAGTCAATGGCAACAAGCATGGCGAGTACATTCGAAATGGTAGCAGGGTTAATGACAACAGTATTTGACAAAGCACTGGAACTTGCGGGCTGGGTTTATGAAAAATGGGACTTAATCAGACCTATAGTTGTAGCTGTCGCGATTGCAATGGGGGTGTATGCCTTAGCTCAAGGTATAGCAACTCTTGCGATATGGGCTTATAACACTGCGGCAGGATTTAAAGCAGCAGCTGATATGGCAATGGCTGGAGCAAGTTTTATGGCTACAACGGCACAGTACGGACTGAATGCAGCTTTGTACGCCTTTCCTGGCACTTGGATTGTAGTTATCATTATAGCAGTCATTGCAGTTGTGATAGGTTTGGTCGTAGGAATGATATATCTTATTAAAACTATGACAAAAACAGCTACAGTCACAGGAGTTGTCGTTGGAGCCTTTGACTGGATGAAGGCTATGCTGTGGAATATATGGGCAAGTATAGTCAACGCGATAATATCTGCCATAAACGGAATTATAAGAGGTATAAATGGGCTTATAAGAAGTGCGGCAAAAGGACTGTCCAATTTTGCGAACATATTCATAGATGCATTCAACTGGATAATGCGTGAGGCGGATAAGTTCATAAATGGACTTTTAAAAACGATGAGCGGTGCAGCTCCTCTGTTATCTGCAATTGGAATAAACCTGCCTACCTCGACAGGAGGTGCTATGCAACTTGCAAGGGCTAATTTCTCAGCTCCGCAAATAGCAGAAATAAACTATAAACTTGATAAAAAAGATGCAGGTGCAGCATACAGGAAAGGTGCAGAAAGAGGTAATGCGAAACAGAAAAAATGGGAAAATGACTTAAAAAACGGTTACAAAAATACAAAAGACATGCTGAAAGGTGAACTTGGAGACCTCGGAGGAGGAAAAGGACTTGATCCGGCCGGAACTGGAATGCCGGGTGGCGGTGGCGGGAAAGACCCTAACGGTGTAGGAAAAAATACAGGAAAAACCGCTGACAATACAGGAAAAATGGCCAACAGTCTCGAGGATACGGAAGAAGATTTGAAATATTTGAGAGAACTGGCGGAACAGGAACACATCAACCAGTTCACAACGGCCGAAATAAAAGTGGAAATGAACAATAATAATACGATAGAAAATGAAACTGATATTGATGAAGTGATAAATAAACTGACTGAAAAGATAGAAGAAAAAATGAATATTGTAGCAGAGGGGGTGCATTAACATGTATGATATTTATATAGACAGAATGCTGATTCCAGTGAATCCTGATAAGATAACATACACCATGAAGAACAGGAATGAGACTGTGTCGCTTATAAATGCATCAGAAGTGAATCTGCTGAAGTCCGAAGGGCTTAAGGAAATATCATTTAAAATTGTCCTCCCTGCATTCAAGTATCCTTACTTAAATACTTTGCAGGGATTTAATAAGCCTGGATACTATTTGGATAAACTTCAGCGACTGAAAAGGGACAGGAAAGTGTTCCAGTTCATTGTGTCTCGTAGATATCCGAACAGGAAAGGATACTTTAACACAAACATGAAGGTCACGCTTGAAGAATTCACATATTCTGACGATACAGACGAGTTTATGGACATCCCTGTTGAAATTAAGCTCAAAGAATACCGCGACCCTAGGGCAACAGCTCTGACAATACTGGATGACAAGATTTCGGGGTTTATCACAAAACCGCGTGCAGTAACAGCGATACTGGACAGAATAGTCACAACTGAGGCGGGGGAAACTCTGTGGAACATATGCCGTCAGCATACAGGAGGACTTGAGAAAATGGCAGAGGTCATGAAACTTAATGCTTTTGACAAAATAACGGACTTTATTCCGGGGCAGAAAGTGAGGCTTAAAGAATGAGCATTATGTCGGATTTGAAAGGAATCAAACTGATAGACCTGAACAGGGAAAGCTGGATTAATGCGGCAATAAAACAGTCAGTCGGAAAATTCGAGCTTGAAAAAGATATTGAACTGACAGTAACACTGGAAAATGGTCAGGTTTTAATTCCGCTTGTAACTTCTCTTGAATGGACAACTGAAAGAAAAGGTAGTTGCGGGGTACTTGAATTTGAAGTGCTTAAGGAAGAAATAGAATTTACTGAAGGGAACAGGGTATCCGTGAAATACAAGGATGTCCCTTTTTTTCTAGGTTATATTTTTAAACGCAGTAGGACAAAATCAGGCAAGATAAAAGTTACCGCATATGATCAGCTGAGGTACTTAAAAAATAAGGACACATACATATTTAAAAATGTGACGGCAACGGAAATAATAAAAAGGATAGCGGAAGATTTTAAGCTTGAAGTTGGAGAACTGGAAGACACGGGATTTAAAATTGAAAAGAGGATAGAAGACAACAAGACTTTATTTGACATGATACTGTATGCACTTACTGAAACTCTATATAACACGAAGAAACAGTTCATTTTTTATGACAACTATGGAAAGCTTACACTTAAGGAAGACGAGAAAATGAGGATACTTGACCTTATTCTTGACGACAAGAGTGCAACTGATTATAAGTACAGCACAAGTATAGACGACAAGACATATAACCAAATAAAGCTCTTAAGGGTCAACAAGAAGGCAAAGACAAGGGAAATATACATGGTTAAAGACCCTTTTAACATAAAATCATGGGGTATTTTGCAGTATTTTGAAAATGTGGACGAAAAAATGACTGAAGCAAAAATAAAGGAAAAAGTGGAAAGTCTTTTAAAGCTGTATAATCACAAAAAAAGAAATTTCGCAATGGAAAATGTCTTTGGCGATATAAGGGTCAGAGGTGGCTCAAGTATGCTCATAAAACTTAATGTCGGGGATATAGTAGTGCAGAACTATATGATAGTGGATAAAGTCAAGCATAAATTTGAATATCAGAAGCATGTAATGTCTATTGATTTTATAGGACAGATGGGAATAAAGGAGAGTGATAAGAATGGCGGAACTGGTACAACTGTTGAAAGAACTGTCGAAAACAACGAATGATGCTGGAGAACCGTTCGAGCACAGAAAAGGCACAGTAGAATCCGTGAATCCTGTTACTGTTCGAGTCGACCAGAAGCTGATACTGGAGGAAGACGATCTTATTCTTACGCATCTTGTCAGAGATTATGATGTCGACATCTCGGTTAGTCATGAGACAGAAGATTTTGAGCTTGTAGAAGGTGCTCTGACAGATATAAAAAGTCATAAGCACGAATACAAGGGCAGAAAAAGAATAACTATTCACAACGGTTTAAAAGTAGGAGAAGATATCGTGCTTTTAAAGGTGCAGGGCGGACAGACTTATATCGTGCTGGATAGATATAAAGACCCTCATACGGAAGGAGAGTGGCTGTAATGATACCACGTAATGACGGTCTTACCTCAGACATCAGGATTATAGAACGTCCGACAAAAACTTATAAAATGGATTTATCAGGAAATGTTATAGAAGATTATACAGATGAACTGAAAGCAATGGAACAGGCTATCTACAAAATAATAAGAACGGAAAGGTACAAGCATATAATTTACTCGTGGAATTACGGAATAGAGCTTGAAGACCTGTTCGGAATGCCTGTAAGCTACTGTATCCCTGAAATCGAAAGAAGAGTGAAAGAGGCATTGGAACAGGATACGAGAATAATTGATGTGACAGATTTTGAATTTGAGACATTAAGAAGAGGAACGGTGCATGTCAAATTTAAAGCAGTCACAATTTTTGGAAATCTGGAACTGGAAAAGGAGGTGCAGATAGCTTAATGTTTGAAGTAATGACTTACGAAAAAATAATGGAACGGATGCTTGCGAGAGTTCCGAACAACATGGATAAAAGGGAAGGCTCAGTCATGTGGGATGCCCTTGCCCCTGCAGCAAAAGAACTGGAAGACATGTATTTTGCATTATCAATAATACTACAGGAAACATTTGGAGATACGGCCAGCAGACCTAATCTGATAAGAAGGGCAAGCGAAAGAGGGATAATACCTTACAGGGCAAGCAAGGCAGTATTAAAAGGCATTTTTGATATAGAAGTGCCGCTGGGTAGCAGGTATAGTTTAGATGATTTAAACTACACGGTCACAAAATTTATACAGCACAATACTGGTACAAATCTATATGAGTATCAGGTTGAATGTGAAACTCCTGGAAGGGACGGAGGAAGAAAAACAGGAAATCTAATTCCAATTGACTATATAAACGGATTAGGTAGGGCTGAAATAACAGGACTTTTAATTCCCGGTCAGGATGAAGAAGAAACTGAAAAGTTACGACAACGATACTTTGACAGTTTCAACATGAAGGCATACGGAGGGAACATATCTGACTATAAACTTAAAGTGCATGAAATTGAGGGTGTGGGAGCTGTTAAAGTAACTCCAGTATGGAATGGTGGTGGAACAGTTCTGCTGACTATACTTGACAGTGATTTTAATCAGGCAAGTCCTACTCTGATTAAAAAAGTACAGGATACTATGGATCCGACAAAAGACGCTAGAGGTCTTGGGGTTGCACCGATAGGGCATATTGTTACAGTACAAGGTACAAGCAACGTTGTGATTAACATTCATACAAGCATTACGTTTGAGCCTAATTTCTCATGGCAACTTGTAAAATTAAAAGTTGAGGAAGTGGTAAAGAACTACTTACTGGAACTGAGAAAAACATGGGCATTGAAAAATGAAAAAGTGAGTAATAATCTAGTTGTAAGGGTGTCGCGTATAGAGGCGAAAATACTTGACATAAACGGAATTTTGGACATACAGAATACAACAATAAACGGAAGTCCTAACAACTTACAATTAACTGAGTATCAGATTCCTGTATGGGGAGGTATAACAGTATGACGATTTTAGAAAATATTAACGTCAACCTGCTGTCATACCTCCCTCAGTTTATGCAGGAGTACAGGGAAATTAGACGCATAATGGAAAGCGAAGAACCTGAGCTGAGATTGTTGTGGGAACTGCTTAGAAAGGTGTTTAATAATCAGTTTATACAGTACTGTGATGAAGACGGAATAAGCAAGTTTGAGGAGATGTTGGGACTGCACAGGTATGAAAATGATACACTGGAAATAAGGATTTTTAGAGTTTTAACTTACTGGAATGACCAAATTCCTTATACTTGGCGTGTACTCGTGAACAGAATGGACCATTTATGTGGTGCTGGAAACTACGAACTGAGGCCCAATTTTAACGCATATGAACTTGGAATTACAACTAAGTTTGATGATGCAAAAAAATACGACGAACTGAATAATATGCTTAAGACAATACTGCCCGCAAACTTAGGATTTAACAGCATCAATATACTTACCCCGAAAACTGAAAACAGAATATTTATATTTAATGGGGTAATAAACTACATGAAATACGAAATAAAGGCAAAACTTCCTGATGCGGTATTCAAGATATTTGCAACATCAGGATTTATGCACGGTAAAAAATATGTGATAGGAGGTTAAAAAAAAATGGCAATTTTTAAAGATACAACAATAACGGACAATGGAAGGGCTTTGATAGCAAATGCACTCGGAAACAATAAGCAGATTACGTTTACTCGGATGGTAACATCAAGCAAGGTTTACAGCGATACCACTGATATATCAAAGCTCATAAACATTGATGAAATAAAGCAGACAGTCAATCTGTCGAGAGTAAGCCAGGAAGGTACGAAAGTAAGGTTAAATGCAATATTTACAAACACATCTGTTAACAGTGCTTATAAAATTGAAACGATAGGGCTGTACGGAAAAATAGATTCGGGAAATGAGATACTGTACAGTGTGACAAGAGCGGCAGAGGCTGACACAATGCCAGCAACAAACGGAATAAATTTGGCCACAGTTGAAATAGATTTAATAACTGAAATAAACAACTCTAATGGTGCGACAATGGTCATCAATCCGTCTACTTTAGCAACACTGTCAACTCTGCAGGATTATATAAAACACGAAGAAAAAATAAGCTGGATGGGTACGGATGGATATGGTGGGTTATTGCAGGATGCAGGAACTAAAAAAATAGGGATTGCATATTATGATAAAACTAATAAACAAATGGTTGTTCCAACTGTAGAAAATAATTTGACTTACTTTGAAAGTTCAAAATTTATCCCAATTTCGGACTATCAGAATGCAAAGAAATTGGAAAATTTATACGAAATTGAGAATCAGAGAATTCAAGTGGCAAATGGTGATGTAATTTTCACTCGAAAAGGTAAGACGGTAACAGTTATGGTCAGATTACAGAATGACGGAAATAATATCACTTTTCATGAAAATCAACAGCTATTAGAAATTCCTACAAAGTTCCGTCCATCTTCTCAAAGTTACGGATTTGAAGCTGCACTTGCTTCGTCTTCTCTTACTCCTGGGCTTAACGGAGCAACTAGAATGCAAATTAATCCGTCAAACATCACAATATGGGGGGCTCATTTAGGACGTTTTAATGTACTTAAAGGCTCTGCTACTTATTTTGTTGATTAATAAAAAAGGAGGTAAAAATGATAGTAAATATATATGATAAAAATAATCTACAAGTTATCGCACGTCCTGTTACGATAAGCTTTGAAGATTTTAAAAATAATCCTGTTTTATTTTATCCCGAGTGGGATAGTACGAGACATGTATACTCTGATACAGAATTACATAACCCAATTTTGGTTGCGGGAAATATCAGGGAAATGACGAAAGAAGAACTGTATGCTGTCGGGAAATACACACTTGCAGACAATGAGCTTGTAGAGAATAATAAAATTAAAACAGTTGAATTATCTGAGTGTGAGTTTATCGAAAATAACACAGTTAAACTGGACAGGAAAAAGAAAATAGAGCAGATAAAAAAAGAACTATATGAACTAAGACTAGAGTACGATATATCTCCGTTTGAATTTGAAGTAGGAGGAGTTAAATATCTGCAAAATAACAGAAGTATAGACCAGTCGAATCTGACAAGGATTGTTGTCATGTGCCAGGCGATTAAAAAAACCGAATTTGAAAACTGGAAATTCTATACAAAGGATAACAGTGAGAAATATGTTAATCTCACGTTGCAGGATATGATGAAAATGGCAAATATAATGCAGTTGCATACTACAAAAGCTATGACAACTGAAACATTACTATCGCATAATCTGGAAGATTTAACTGACAAAGAACTTAAAGAGTATGATGCAAAAGATAGATACGAAAAGGCTTATAAAAATATGTAAGGAGGTATTTATGCAG